ATCATCTAAGAATTCAAGACGAGTTTCTCCACCACCTCCCTGATTAGAAATATCTCTTAGACCTTGATAAAGAAGATTTCTAAGATCTTTTACCTCTTTTCGAAGACTTTCTATTTCACTATTTTTTTCTTCAATAATATTATCATCTTTGATGAGAGATTTTAAAGTTTTTAATACTTGAGATACTGATGGATTTTCATCTTTTATTTCCTCTTCGTTTTGAATATTGAAAATTTCATCATCCTTAGATTCTTCATCAACAATAATTTCATTGGCGATTTCAGAGTTTTCAGAAAAAATTTCAGTTAGTGACTCTATTGTTTCTTGATCATCTTCATTGAGATTAGAGTTAATAAACTCGTCTACAATTTCAATCTTTTCACTAAATAACCAATTTTCAAAAGTTTTTATATCTTTTGTTTCTTTCTTTTTTTTCTCTTCTTCCTTCTTTTTTAAGGTTATAAGTTCTTCAAAAAGATTGTTAATATCTACTTTTGGTTCTTCTATCTTAACTTCTTTTTTTAAATTTTTAGTTTTTAAATCCTTTTTTGATTCTACTACAATTGTTGATTTTTTATTAGGATTAGAAACTTTGGAAATTTTATCAAGCTCTGTTAAAACAAAATTTAGATCTCCTAAAAGAGACTGATATTCTTCCTCTTTCTTCTTTTTTTCCTCCTTAACAAGAGAGAAGAAATCACCTAGATTTGTTTGGTTTTCATCTTTTGTTCTAGGCATTTTCTCTATTGGATAAACCCTGCTTCAATAATTTTTGAAGTTCTGCTGTGGATCCAACAAATAGAGCATTATTAACTGTGGTTGGACCTTTTGGAGCATCATCAGTTTCTAAGTCTTTTAATTTTTTTTGCAAATCCATTAATTTATCAGTTGCGTCAGAAACGCTCTTGATTAATTGACCAGCAACTTCATAAGCTCTTGGAGTGTCACTTTCCTGAGCCAACTCTAATATATTATTTATTGCCTCTTGACCTTTTTCAATTATTGAATATAAGTTTCCTCTTGTGTATTCATAATCTTTTTTGATGTCTGTTCCACTAGATACTTTTTGTATTTCCTTTGATAATTTTTCAGCAGATACAATTTCTCCCTCTACATCAAATACGTCATTCAATTCGCTGAATTTATCGGTTTTCATAAGTCAACATCAGTATTAAGTGTTGGACTAAATTCTTTGAAATCTTGGAAGAAAGAAACTGTCTCATTAAAACCAAAATCATCTCCAATTTCAATTAAATCATTATCAGCAGTTGTAATTGTTTTAACTGTAGACCCTCGTACATGTTCGGTTTGAGTTGTATTATCTTGACCTCTTCTAACTGTAAGTTTGTTTCCAGATATTGAGGTGATATACATTTCTTCTTTATTAACATAAATGTATGATGATGTAGATAGATTCGTTGCATCATTGACAACAAATATTGTCTGACCAACAGGAATATCTTCATCCAAAGTAGTAACAATACTATTATTATAATCTTTGGTGGCTCTTGGAGTTACTGTATATCTCATTTCTCTCTTCGGAGTTTCAAGACCAGTCATAACATCAACAGTAGCCTTCTTAATAATCTTACTGTCTTGTACAGGACCAAACAGATGTGTTTTGGCTGTAAAAATTAAAGTATATACAAGAGCTCTTCTTGTGGTATAATCTCCCTCATATTGATCATCCATTGAAATGGATTCTAATTGAATTGGAACATCTTTATTTTCATCAATTGTTTCAACTAAATTAATTGTTAAATTATATGATGGTTGAAAATATGGTAATATTTGTTCAATAATTTGAAGAGCGTCGTCATTTGTTTTTGATAAAATTGACAGTTCAAATCTCATATTATAAGGCACTGGCATAAATGTCTTTTTTTGAAGTTTTGGATTAGATGGATTTTTTGTTATAAAAGATTTTGTTGATGTTGTTTTTCTAGAAGGATCATATGTAATCCCTGTAAATTCAAAAGACATTCTTGGTAATGTCAATTGAACTGGTTTATTCAAGTCTGGTGATTGTTCTAATCTTGCTAAAAATTTCTGTGTAGGACCATAAGCAAGAGGAACCTTCATCACACTAAAGGTGCTATTATTATTATCCTTATGTTGAATGTTTATATTATTAAAAAGAGTGCCAAATCCGATGACTGTTCTTCTAAAAATTTCGTGATAAAAATATTCAAACATTTTCTAACTCTATTATATAAACTATTTAACAACTTTTTAAATTATGGTTCACCAAATGGATTTCTTTGTGTAAAATCTAAAATATCATCAGCATTAATTTCGATAACATCATTTTGAGCATAAGGATCAACAAGATCTTGAGTTTCTGCGCTGTAAAATGCATAAACTGCTCCAGATTCTGAACCAGTTATTGCCTCACCACTTACAAAACTACCAGTAATGATGCCAACTTGAAGATCCTTAGTTGATGCTGTCCAATTTTTAACTCTTGCTGTTGCTCCAGAACTACTACCAGTAATTACTTCATTAAAGAGATAATTACCTGTGCCAAGAGTATTTGGTGCAGCAACTGTAATTGTTGGAACAGATGCATATCCAGATCCAGCATTAGTGATATAAATTGCAGATATTGCATTTCCAGATAGGATTGAAAATCCTGTTGCGGTGGTTCCTCCACCAGGTGCGCCAGAAAAAGTTATGACAGGTGCTGTTGTGTATCCAGAACCACCGCTGGTGATTGTAACGATGCCAACGGTTCCTGTTGTTCCAATACCTACGGTTGCAATTCCACCACTACCAGTTGTGCTTATAAAACTGATTCCTGGTGGTCTTGTATACCCAAAACCAGGATTTACAATTACAACAGAACTAATTCCAAGTCCAGAATTTGCAAATGCCAAAGCTGATGCAGTTTTTCCTCCTGTTGGAGCTGAGGATATAGCTACAATTGGATCACTTTCATAATCAAATCCATCGTTAATTAATTGAATAAATTGCAATCCACCATTGTGAATAGTGGTTAGAGCATTAGCTGTTGATCCAATCCCAACGAGAGTGAGAGTCTGAATATATCCATTTTCTTTGATATTATCATCAATGGTTTCTACATCAGTATCAATGATTTCATCTTCATAACGGAAAAGTTCACATCTCAGTTCATAAACATAAGTTTTTTGAAGTTGATAAAATGGTTGTTCGTGTTCAACAAATTTGATCTCAAACAATCTATCTCCAAGAGGAAACCAAATTAAATCACCTTCTTTTGGTCTAGTTGATAGTTCAATATTTGGTAGATTTTTTATTAATGGAGAAATATAATTTTCATATCTTTCTTTTGATATGATTAATGTTAGATCATTTAAAGGTTGCACACCAAATTTTGACAGAATAGTTCCCTGTCCTTCATATCCATCATAGGTATTGACATAGGCTTCTATTGGATATGCATTATCAAATTTCGATTGTATTACCTCTTTAATAACTGTTTTTTTAGTTACATATTTTCTAGGGAGATAGTAAACTTCAACTCCATACATTCGAAGTTGCTCATTAATGAGGCTTTGTATTAATCCTTGCTCTGAGGATGTTCCTTGAGTGAAAAACGGATTAAGTGCCATATCATCCTATCAAATCTAGTGGTGGTAACTCATAATAAGATGAACTCCTATCAAGAAGATAATCAAGTTCTCTTTGTCCATCATCATAAATTTGTCTTCCATTAAGTTCCACACCTCCAGGGAGTCTAACTCCTTGAAATTTAATTAGATTCATGCCCCACTGTCTTTTTACAAGAGCAGTTAAATATTGTTTTAGAAAAGAATCATTCCAAACTTGCGAGTATGTGTTTGGATCTAAGAGTCTATGACAATCTAGGATTATATAATCGCCCACATTTAAACTTTCAAAGTCAATATCTAAATATAATCTATCTTGTCTTTTGTTAAATCTAATTGCTTTATGTGTTGTTAATAAAAAATCAATAGTTTCTAAATAAGATCTTGTCATTGAATATGTTAAAAGTTCCGTTGATCCAAAATAATAAATGTCATTTAAAAATAACTGATATTTAATACTAAACATATTATTGGTCAAAGAATTTGATCCGTCAAATTTAAATATTTTCGTAACTCCAATAATAGATGGAGGAACTTCGATATAATTACTATTCTCATTATATGTAAACGTCGTAGCAGCACCAACTATCGTTGTGGTAACAGTATCTGTGGTTAATCCCACAACAGAATTATTTAAAGGTGCTCTTCCTTTATCAATATCATTTTGAGTAATTTTATATTTTAAAAAAGTTTGATATACTCCATCAAAATGTCTTTCTTGAAAATATTGAACCGCGTCATCCACAAGATCTTCGATTTGCTCATCAGACACGTTAATTTCCAAAACTGGCGCTCCCAGTTTTCTTTTTACATAATCTATTAACTCTCCCCTTGATGATGGTTGCGCCATAATCAGTCTTTTACTATTTTAAATATTTATGGAGCAGACGATATGCCAGGTCTTACAATGATATTACCATCCACAATTCTGTAAATCGTTGATCCAGAACTCACTAGAACATCATATATGTATCTTCCCTCTTTTAAATTTCTTGTTTGAGTTGATCCGAGAGATATTTTAAACTTTCCACCTGCTGCACTTGTAAAACCGACATTAAAAGTTGCCAACGCATGAGATGATGATCCTATTGAAACACTCTTTGACAACTGAGATGAACCTCTCCAAGTTGTTCCAGCACCAGAAAAATCAAAAGCAGATCCAGAGGTTGTTTTTACCGTAAACTCATTTATAAAATCTGCTCCAGTGTTGATTATTAAATTAATAGAAACGGAAGCACCTGATGTTGGATCAAAAGTAAGAGAGTTTGCCATTATTGTAATTTCTCTATAAAAGTTTTAAGAAGATTTTTTATTTCATCAACATCATCTTTTATATTGCTAATTTCATCTTCAAGATTTTTAACTCGATTCACCTCATTTTCTTTTTGTTTTTTCAGACGCATATATTTCTCATATTCATATTTAGAATCATTAACAATGGCATTACTCCTCTGATCTCTCAAAAGAATTTTATTATCTTTTACCTTAATATAATCACTCATTATGCTAGTGCAAGTGCTCGCATATCTTTAATCTTAGGGACATAAGCTTGATTTGTGCATGTTAATATAATTTTAATTCTAAAATATTTAAAATCTGGCAAGTTATTCGCAGTAAATTCATAATTTGCGTAACTATCAATTGTCGATATTGCTTGATTTATATAATTTTTATCAATAAACTTATCAGATGTCCCGTCATTGTCTGCAAAGTTAATAACATCTCCATCAACATCTAGATTTTGATATCCAGGGAAAGGAATAAACACAGGATCTCCATTTTCTGAATTGTCTATTGCATAGAAAGCTCTAATATCAGACTCCACGTTTACATGAGCAGATAGGAACAATTTAATTGCTCTTGCTGGATTCTTCAAACTAACAATCTTAGTTACATATTGACAATCTGATGGATCGTCAAAGAAAGAATTTACTCTTGGATCAGTTTTATAATTTGTAACCACACTATTGATTCTGTTTGATGTTGTGATCATATTAACTCTGGTAGTATCAATAATTGGAGACAATCTTGTATTATCTGTTGCTAAATTTAATGATACTGTAAAAGATTTATTACCAGGTAAAGTTGGAAGTAAATTCTTTTCATTTATTTTAGATGCAATAATTCTTGGAGAATTCAAATAATTTGTCCTATTAAGAATTATAGACTCAAATCCTTGGTCAATAAATGATGTTTCCGATCCACTAATACTCGTTCCACTAATTGTTCTGATTTGAGCGTTGACTGATGTTAGATTTGGAATAAATGTTTGAATATTAGGAGTTATTGCTTCAAATGGAATATTTTGAGTTACCTTTACAACATTTCCACCAGCGGTTGTTGTGTTACTAAAATAAAGTGGAACATACACGGATTGTTCACTACTTCTATCCAAACCATAATCAGCGTCCTTAGTATTCAATTTAATGTTGTAATAATTTAATCCAATTGAATTTGCAATTGTTGAATCAGATAGTCTGTGTGTTCTATTAATTCTTCTAAGGGAAACTCCACTGTACTCATATTTGTAAATCACATCGCCACCAGTAATTGCTTTTCTTAGACTATTATCAATTCCTCTGGTCACGTTGCTAAGTTGACCATTAGATACTCCTTCATATTTGATGATTTCTTCATTGACCAATATGTATCCTGGGTTTGCACCAGACACCGGAAGATTTTCAAAAATTTCAAATCCTGCTGCGGCACCGATTGCAATTTCTCCATTATAATCCTTAGCGTAAGAAACACTAATAGTTGTTGGTGAAACATCTGGCAACACACCTTTGATTGTCACATAATTTGTATTTGAATGCATACCATGATTTTTATGATTGACTTTAAAATGTAATCCATCAGATACAATGTCAATTGCACTGGAAATGAATAGTTCAGATCCAGACGAATTTACAATCGTTGTCGGTATGCCAACACTAGTTGCAGTGGTGCCAGTATATCGATAAATTGTATTAGCAAAACCTGCAACAAAATTGCCTTGCACATTATCAAGAATTAATTGATTAATGCCACTTATTGATGTCACATTAATTTTTAAATTTGTTCCAGTTTCTGTTGTACCAAAAGTTGCAGTTAAAACATCTCCAACAGAATAACCAGTTCCACCAGATACTAATGATACTGATGCAACCACACCACTATTAACAGTAATATTTGCCGTTGCGTCTTTTCCTGTTCCAGTCAAAGTTCTTAATGCAACTGTTGAATAAGTTTCAGTTCCACTTAATGGAGCATATCCAATACCAGCATTTAAAATTGATAGTCCGCTTGCTTTTCCAACCGATCCAACATAATTTCCATTAGCACCAGTTGAAAGTTGAATAACGCTGTTACCCAGTATGAAATTATTATCTGAGAGATTGGATGAAATACCAATTCTAATTTTTCTTGAATTTGACGTAATTGGATTTTGTATCAATGTCGGAATTTGAGCATTTCCCTCTGCCAACTCTGGGTTGAAGAAAGAAATATCTCCTGTATTTACAAATTCAGCTCGATAAAGTTTGAACGTCAAATCGTCTGTAACTGTTGGTTGCCAATTTGATGCGTTTTGTGATTTAAACAATGCACCAAGAATTGGTTGAGTTGAAACTAAAACTTGTGAAGAGGAAGATGTTTTCTTATCAACTTCCCCTAGTCTAGATGTCCAAACCTTGTAATTATTTGAGTTGGTTGATAAAACAATTGCATAACTTCTCTTACCTTCAAGATAAACTGGAGATTTAAATGCAAAAAATGTTGGTGTTGTTGCATCAGAGGTTTTTACTACTGAGCTTGCATCAAGTGTGACCTCACTAAAAGGTAAAACAACATCTGATGGTTGATTAAAATCCACAGTTTTAAGTTGACAAGTAACTGGTAACTCATCATCCTTGTCCTCAAAATAAATATCAAGACCAGTTAAAAATACACCAGTTTCGTCATCAACAGTAAAAGTCTGTGCAAGAGGATCAATATATTTTCCTCCGAAAGATGAAACAACTGAGTCTTTAAATGTAAACTTACTGATTTTTTTAGGACTCTTAATTGAAGCAGTATCATCTTCAACTGTTTCAATTGTACCAACAGATAAGTATTTGTCCTCAGACACAGAATTGAGAACATCGGTTGAGGAGCTATTAACTGAACTATTAGTTAATTTAAATACTTTTTCCCCAGTTGTAAACTTTGGATTTATACTAATATTTGGATCAGGAACATAAAAAGATCCGATTACCGTTCCAGTGCTATCAGTTACAATTCTAACATTTTGAACCGTCGCTTGTGCGCCACTCGTCTGACCATATAACTTCATTCCAACTGAAATAAATCCAAAGTATTCACCTTGTGGTTCATTTGCAAGAGAAAATGTGTCAACGTTTAAAACCGTTGATGTGGATGAATACTTAGATGGAATGGAAAGATCTGAATTATATGGATTAAATTTATAAATTTCGGTTGGGATATTATATGGACCAGATTTATGATTTGATGCAGATACTCTAAATGCAATTTTTGGATTTACTCCACTAATGACATCATCATAGTCAATTCCTGGGAAAAATCCACTGACAGTTTCACCAACAGTGAAAACACCTGAGTCCATTTTAATTTCAATTAATTTAGGGACCACAAAATTATTAACATCTACACCATCAAAAAATGCGTACATTCTGGAATATGGTTGTAAACGCTTGGAGACAAATTCTATATTTCTAGAACGAATAAATGGAGTAATTTCAGAAGCAACTGATCTATCACCAATCGTTAATGTTTCAAATTCCTGAGTATCAATAGTTTGTGAGTGAGTTTTATCTGTATCAGATGTAATAGATTCAACTGTTACTCCATCTGAACTCTTTTCAAGACCAATCCATCTCAGGTCACCATTGTTTGAAGAAGTGCCATTGTTATTAAAAAATTGCGTGTAGGTTGATCTTGTCTCGGATTTACCACTCAGTAAATTTCTATTTCCCGTCCAAATAATATTCCAGGATTCCCAAATAGTAGGAATAAATCCTATTTGAGAATCATAATTTTCTAATTTAGCAATTTTATCAATGGTTGAGGTAAAATTACCTGCTACGTTAAGATTTTCTGGATCAAGTCTTACGGAGTCCACCCAGATATCAGAGTCTGGTGTAAGATCAAGAGTCCCTGCCCAGAAGTTAACTAAGTATGGGGAAATCTGTTCAGTTCTAGTTGCAAAAGGTTGGGATAACCATTCTACTGAAGAATAGTTTAAACTGATTACATCGCCAGTTTTTTTAATATTTGAACCTTGTAGATCTGTTACATAATTTAAATCTGCAAGAGGATTTGATGATTGCCCAATTCCAATGATGGAATTTGAACCTAAGATTAAATCAATTGCGCTAGTGTAATGTGATGGTCTTAATTCTCCAACATTTGGGTTAATTGAATTTTTTACACCATTTCTTACATCTTGATTTGAGCTGTTTTTATAGTTGTCAACAAGGAATCCAGATTTAAATTGATTGACTCCATTTTTATCTGGAACTGAGAGATTTGCGGTATCAGTTTCAAGTAAAGAAAGTGTTGTGAACTTTTCTAAACTGTTAATTCTAGTTTCTAGTCTAGAAATGTCAGCCATCGTGTATCTCTTATAACTTTGTTGAGATACTGATGCATTTTGTGTATTATACAAATAAGGTGGTAAGAAAATTTGAGCAATTTCAATTGCATCATCGATAGAAGTTGGTGGATTTGGATTTTCTGATGAAACTCCTTCAACTAATTTAAATATACCATTTTTATCAAGAAAAACTTTATCTATTCTGGGTAGGAAAAATTTAAAGTCAAGTAAAATTTGTTCATCAGATGCCAAAATATTTTTTGCGCTATTTCCAGATTGTGCAAAAGATCTGCCAGAAAATTCAAATGGAGATTTTGCATCAGATAAAATTGTATAAGTTGCAACTCTTGGACGTATGTCAATAATATCTGTATTTCGCAATTCATTATAGTAAGGAATATCTTTACTAAAATTAAAAGAAGTGTATGAATTTACAGTTGTAATATCTCCAGTATCATTTGGTGAATAAAATCCACGTTGGAAATAAATTTTAATTTTTTTCTTAGGAGAATCTTTTTCTGAAATTCTTCTTATTCTTCCATAATCATAGAATGTGTCTCTTTGTCCATTATCTAAAATGTAAGAACTTGTAATGTCTCTTCCATTTGAAGTTATACTTGAAACTCTTGCCTCAATTCCAGACTCTTCGAAAGTGAGATTTTCGCCCACTATAAAAGATTTTTGATTTAAATATACAATTTCAAGTGTAGTATCTGTTGTTCTCTCAACATGTATTGCTCTGGCACCACTACGAGCGCCTCTAACGGTCTCTCCAAGGATTAAGTCTATCGTGGTGGCATTTGGTCCTGTAAGCGATTCTAGGGACAATCTGGGAGCACTTGGATTGTCTGTCCCATAGGATTCAAAAACTCCATGAAGTTTAATAATGTCAGGAACATTAAGTGAAATTTCTTCATCTTGAACTCTTGTTCCATATGGATAATTTCCAGGTGTGAGACCATCATTTAAAGTAGTTGTTCCAATTCCAGATGAGGAGTTTGCTGAATATATGACAATCAAACTGTTTGATCTTTGATTTTCTTTTGCCTTAGAAACTACATTAATTTTTCTCAAAGTCGCAATTAATCTAGCGTTTCCACTTTTGTTGATTCCATTTATGGTCAATCTTGTGGAACCTGCACCAAAAGTGAACATGTCAGATCTTAAAGACTGAACCGTGCCATCAGAAAAAGTTAAAACATACCTCTCCTCATCAAAAGGTAAAAATGTTTCATTTGCCTCTGCTATGACAGTATTAGTGGAATTTGCAGTCACAACAACATCATATTGTTTTCTAATTGTCAAATTAGAAGAGGCTAAATTAATATCTGAAACATTTCGTCGTGAAAATGGTGTATAGAGAGTATTATCTGATGATTCTGGTAATTTTGTGCCAAGCAGTTGTAAATCAGAAACATTTATAGTTTTTTTAGGAAGATTTCCATTGTTCACACCAGCAACACTTGTAGTTGGTTCAATAGTAAGAATTGTAAATCCATTATTTGTTCCCACAGATTTAACTTTTCCAAAAGATGTATCATATGCCAGTGCGGAATCTTGTGTGCTAAACGCTGTTATAGTATATGAAAGAAACTCTACAATATCACCAGCACTTAGTCCCACTCCAAATACAACAGAAGTTCCATTTAATGCGTCATAATTTGAAAAATCAAGTTTAATACCATTAACATAAACATCCAAAAATCCAGGTGTGTATGAGACTGTGAATGTCTGTTGACCCTCCACTGCTGTAAATTTTGAACTAGAATAATAA